CTGTAGGTACTTCAAAGCCTTCATTGGCTCAATAGCACCCATCTTCATGAGTTCGATAATAAAGGCTTGTTTCGCTGCTTGCGACCTTGGAGCCATAGAACCAGGCTCAACACGGAAGTCCATAATAGGCTTAAGGTCAGTTTTCTTGAACTGACGAGTCTCCATAAATTGGTTCTTACTCGTCATATTCACGATACGCTCTGTAGGCCAGAAATCGTACACGTTACTTAGTACTTGAACACCCGTTTCTTGGATCGCTGCCTCCAAAGAAGCAACGGTATGAAACATTGTGGTGTCGTTTTCCTCCTGTAGATATGCAATAGCTGACGCTGCCTCAACTCCAGGCGGCGTACGACCTTTTGAAATTTCATTCTGGGAAGCGGCATCATCCATATCCTTGATTGTAATCTCAAGTTCATTGGTGACGTTTTGAGGAAGTTCCGGCTGATCTAAAGCTTTGGGGAAGTCGAAGCCAAGTTGAACAGCCAGAAGAAGACCTGGCTTACTGTTGAACTTCTTAGGATCAATAGAACCTGTAATATATCCCCACTGCGGTTTACCAGCCAGGTTTCTGTGTTCGAGCATAACCGATCTAGTTCGATTGTACTCTTTTTGGAGGGGGATGATGTTCTTGATGATAGAGTCACCATAGAACATGCCTGTAGGGATATGGTCGATCTTGGGGAAGGGATAGCGTCCATGAGTTAAAGGATACTCGTACTGATAACTCTCCATGCCGGGAAGGTCAGATTTGGGACCAGTAACACTGGACATCTCTCCAGCGTTATCTGGGGAATTGAAACCACCTACAGGGCTAGGCATATCCTTACCTGATCCCATGCCGGGAAGTGATATTTGCCCAGGCATAACAGGCATTCCATTTTTCCCTGGCATCATCTCTTCAGGATGAGTTTCTGGGTCTTTCTGTGGTTCGTATACGTAGATAACTTTAGTTTCACTGGTTACAAACATTGCACCTTTAGGGAACTCCCTACAGGGCTTAACCCAGTTCTCTTTGATATAACACAGCTTGGTTTCGTTATTCTGATTCTGCTTAATCCCTAGAGACTGTAGGAATCGGGATTCCAAGATAGTAGATGCAGTCGTTTCAGGCTTAAGATCCACCTGATAGGCATTCCACGCCGCTTCCGGGTCCATCGTCCGAGCATGGATAAAATAGGGCTCAGCTTGGACGTCGACTACCTGAAGGTTAGGAACAAAAGCCTGAAACGCTGGGACTGCTTCGAAATCAATTCTACCCGGACTACCGTCAACATCAAGAGCGTTCTCATCATAATAATTCTTAAGAAAACTAGTGCCACAGATACAAGCCCAAAAGGTAGCTTCCATACGTTTCTGATTGAAGTATTTCGTCCGCAAAATGTACTCGGAGATAGAATCTCCGGCCATAGCTGCAAGACGGTCCTTTTCCTCAGTAGAAGAAGGCACACAATACCACTGCGGCTCTTCTTTGGAAAGCTTGGTTACCTCAGTACGAATAATCCTCAGAACTCGGTTGGCAGTATGTCTAACTCGCCACCTGTCTTGTGGAGCTTGTTCAGCGTACTGATAACCACCACCAGGACGGTTAGTAAAGACAATCCATTGCCGTCCAGCATAGAATGCCAGATTCTGGTGCCATTGCTTCTCGAAATTGATGCGTGCTTCTTGACAGCTTTTAAGCCGACTATTCCACTTTTCAACGAGGTTTTTGTCTGCCGTTCCAGCAGCCTTAAGAAGCTCAGCCATAAGGATTACTACTTGGTACTAGCGTCAGACTTAGGAACGTTCTGAGAGTGGTTTTCCTTCTCAAGAGCCTTAGCAGCCGCCTTATTCTCGATGTTACCCCTTACAGTGGGATCAAGAGCAGGATCAACCTTGGCATCTTCAGAAGCCTTCTCAGCCTTCTCTGCATTCTTATCTCGCTCTTCAACCTTCTTGAGTCGATCTTCGAGCGGAGCAAGAGTAGCGGCTGGAAGCAAAAGATCGTCAGGGATCTTCTTCTCAAAGGAGTTATCGAGAGTCTCCAAAAGAGGACCAGCCATCGTAGGAATGACATAGCCGTAAGCTGCACAAACAGTACGCAACTCACCCTCGCTGATTTCTCCACGAAGATAAGCCTGGATGGCGTCTTCAGCAGTAGCAACCTTACGAGTAGGAAGGTCGAAACGAGGGTCGGTCTTTACCGTCTCAATATCTTCAGGAGTAACAGGAACTGAACCACCAACATCCCTAGCAGACTGGTGTTCCTTCGTATCAGGCATCTTCATCTCCAATGATAGCTGGCTGTTCTGTCTCTACAGTTGTGAAAAGATCGGGGAATTCAATAGGATCTAATGATTCCTCGTCATCTTCAAAATCTGCAATCTCTTCAGGCTCTTCCCAATTGTCAGGGAAACTAGCCTTTTCCAAAGGTAATGACCCCGAGTGCTGTTGCATCTGAATCACTGTCATCAGTTGCGACTGCATCCCCTGAATCTGTAGATTCTGATTTTGAATCGTCTGATTCTGTGTCTTGATTGTTTCGGTCTGAGCCATCACTAATTCCTGTAGGGATTGGCTGATCTTCTGCAACTCCAGAATCCGATCCGATTGACTGGGGTTCTCGAACGTCACCTTCCACTTCTTTCTTGGAGTAATGCTCTTCCATCCAACTGTAGGTGGGAGCTTCTCCACTATTCCATTTCTCGTGATCTTTCCTGAAATTGATCAAAAGACGACCAACATCAAGAGTCATACCATGATAGCATTCGTTACAAAGATAAACAGCATTGTTAGCTGTATCAAAATAATGATCGATAGAGAATCCAAGATCAACAAACCATTCTCGACCACCAGCACCTACACCGCACTGGATACAGACGTACGGCGTCATAATTGGTTTTTCGTAGATTTGGTAAGGTCGGGGCATTTTTAGTTCCCTACAGGGGTAGCGCCGCAAAGAATGTTTTGGGTCACCATTCGATCCCTAGTTGGTTGTCGAAGTTTCTAGGAGTGGAAAACATCAATTCGTAATCCAAATCCTTTGGACCTGCTTCTGGCAAGTTAAGCACGTTGCCATCTGGTTTGTCAATTTCATCTTGATACGCCGGCCGTGACATGACGCCATAGCGTAAAGCGTCTAGACAGTGGTCATTCCTCTTTAGAGGAGTTTCCTTCTTATTTCGGCGCACCTCAATTTTAGTTGAGGCGTAGCGATCCCATCTGTAATTATTAATCTCTCTGAGGGTGTGCTGGCAACGCCTAGATATAAAAAGTAATCGCTTGGCAAATCTGTTTTGAACTCTAGCAATTCCACCCCGGACATCGTTATTCCCAAGTGCAATTGGGACGCCGTGCTCGACGTATTCGGTTTGTATAGATGTTCGAGTAATGGCTGAAGTGTTTTGTATTGACGGATCACCAACGACATATTGAGGCACTACTTTCAAGTCATGAATTCTACGACGATACAGAGCAGCGTTTTCACGAACGATGTTTTGAGTCTCGTAGATTTCGTCGTATACAATGATCCGCCCGTCATTGTCGAAACAGCAAAAGAGAAATGCTGTTGGGTTCGCAAAGCCGTGATCCATGCATACGAAGTGTCCCCATTGACGCCTGTATACTTCGAAGTCATCCTCCAAGATGTCTTCTATTACGTTTCCACCCTCATCTGGAGGAGCCATTTTAAAACTACTGCCGTACACCAATCCAGTGTGGGTTATGAACTTTCCGGCCCGTCTAGCTTCTTTTTCCTCTGTAGATAGTCCACGAGTGGTTCGTTCCAGTGCTTCAAGAGAGATGTGTGGGTTTTCAATAGTATCGATTTCCATAACTTCAATTGACTTGTCACCTTCCTTCCACGGGTCATAAATCTTATCTTTGACCCATGTCAACTCAATCAACGGAGTCATCGTAATCCAGTAACTTCCGTCAGTATCCATGAGCCGCATGAGACATTCATTAAAGATGTCTTCGGGTGGCTCTTCGTCAAACCAAGTGAAATGCCGAGAAGTTCCTGCGAATTTGTCAACGTCCTGCTCATAGGACATGAATTCAAGAAAGCTTCCATTTGTGAGGGTGAGAGTACGGGCAAGCTTGTCATAGCTATCTTCCCAACTTCCATTCTTTAGAAAAGAAGACGGTAACCAACGACGGATTTCCGGGAAGGAGATTTTCTTAATACCCTCTTCAATATCAACACCTACAGCTCTTCCTCTGACTGGTGGAAGGGGGATATCTTTCCTGTAACCATGTAGTCCTGTCAACCACATGACAGATTCTACTGCACCAAAGACAGTCTTGCCAGAACGGTTACCACCAATGAAGAGTTTTTCTTTGGAAAGACTTCTGTGGAGTTTTTCTTGAAGAGCATGTGGCTTATAGGCAGAAAGTCCAGGTGAAATGCTTGCCTGGCGAAGACTCTGCTCTGTTAGAAGTAAGACTTCATCTAGTGAGAGTTGGTCCTGTTTACGAGTTGGCACAAGAAACAATTCCAATCAAGAAGATTTTATGCTTTGGCACAAGAAAATTTCCCTACAGGGGGTGCAGCCGGTTTATTCTAAAGGGGGTTAGTTTATTTACTATCTCCACGGATTACCTTGAGAGCTTCAGGAACAGTGAAGACTCCCATCAGCAGCAAGCCGACGGCGATAGCTCCGATCCTTGGACAAGCGTCCGTGATACCAAAGACAACAAGAAGGGTTCCAACTACAAAAGCTAGAGTCCTTCTAAACGTATTAAAACTGTCGGAGGTATCTAAGGAAGGCTTCTCGGGTGTATCGTCCGTAGAGTCCATCTACCCTCTTCAAATACAGACGCCCGTCTTTCAAATCGGCCTGGAGTTGGCTTACTGCGTTTTTTGTTACTGGTCCGTAGACTCCATCATTCCTACCCTTATAGTAACCCCAGAAAGCAAGTTGTTCAATCAAATCAAATACGTGTACACTGGTTGTTTGAGTGAAAGAATTGGTCAGGTTTGGAAGCAACTTCTCTTGTTCTGGAAGCTTGGTTTCCCAGAAATCTTTGAAAGGAAGTTTGGAATTAATCTGGGTTGCATTTGGGAAGCGAGCTTGGATGAGTTGTTTTGCTTGGATGAGGTTGAAGAGAAGAAGGTCTGTAGGTGGTTCTTCGTTACCAAGAAGAACAAGGACCGAAACACTTGTTGGACTTCCTACAGGGGGTTTGTTGCACAAGCCTCGGAGACAGAAAACACCTTCAACGTTAGGAGTTACAGCAAGGTTGTAAGCGATGTCTCCAAAACCACGAAGTGTGTAGTCCTTCTTACGCATTTGTTCCAAGTAAGAGTAAGGACTCAGTTCTACAAACAACGCCGCTTCGTCAGGTGTATAAAGAGAGATTTGGTCCACGTTACGAAAAAACGGCGGACCATCCATGTCTTCAGTCCCTACAGTGCTCTGAGGGTACTGTGAAGTCCATTCACTACGTGCAAGGATCTTCATTGTGCTTTTGCCTCAATTACTTTCTGGACTGTGGGACTTGAACGGATTTCTGCTGCGATCCTATTGAGAACGTCTGACGTTACATTTTGAGCAAGGATTTCCATAACGGCTGTAAGTACAATTGATACCATTTGAATAGCACTTTGGGTTTCAGGTCTATAGATGTTTTGGAGTTCATTGTAGTATTTAATGGCTTGCAAATCACCGTTCTGGATACTTCTGGAGAGTGCAATTTTAGCGTCGTTTTTGACGTCTTGAGTGAACACTTCATCAAGACGGGTTTGGAAATAGTCATAATGTCGCTTGCGGCGTAGAAAGGCTTGCCATTCTTTAGTACTTAGGCCAGCTTCTTTTAGTTTAGCTGGGATCGTACGTTTATCTAAGTGGTTTACAATCAGACTTGTGGCGTAGGCAAATTTAGGATCAATGTAGTTGTCAACTGTATTGTATGGTTTAATTCCACGGTTAGACAGAGAGTCCGAAATGGAATCGAGGACGGCTGACCAGCCTTTGAGAAAATTAGGTCGATCGGGATGGTCCTTGAAGTGCTCGTGAAGAACGTGGACGTCCGGTAACCTTTTATTCTCATAGTAGTAGACTTCAATATAAGTTAGAACGTCTGCTCTAAATGGTTGAGGGTATTCAGATTCTCTACTAAATTTCAGATTGGGGAAGCCGATTTTCCCTACAGGAAGGGTACCGTTTAGAGAGTTCCTGGAGGGAGTAGTTGCACTGCCGCGAGTAGTAGAATGGTCAGGGTTAGTGCCAAAAGAAATACTGTTAGGAATCTCTCGGGA